TTTTTTGCGCTATAATTGTCGATGATTTAGTAATGCGATATGCCCAAATTAATTATATGTAAATCGTTAACTTTGCGGCTAAGAATAAGTAATTTTGCGGAATATTACAGCCAAATCCAGTGCCTCTATAAAATCACCTCATTTTGACTCATATTTGGCGCCGCGCCATCTATTTTCCCGCCTCGGATGTAATATTTGCCCCCTATGGTACCGGTGCCTCTGACTCGTACCACGCCATTATCAAGCAATGTCATCAGCGACGTGGTGCCATCGGTGACTGATAGGGTGGCAACCAGTAAAGGATCACGTGGTAGCAGCTCTTTGAACATAGCCCAAGTGTTTGTTGTTTCCTCGCCGATTTGGATAGTCTGTCTTACGCTGCCTAAGCCGACCTGAATACTGACGCTGTTGATGATACCGCGCACACCCACGCCGTCAACCGTGATTTCAACGAATTGGCCCACCTTTAATAAAGGCACTGTCTCGCCGTCCAAGGGCAAGGTGACTGCCTGGATGGACGGCTGTTCGTACTGCCCGGCAATGATCCTTTCGCCCAGCGCCCGGCAACCCACGACATCAGTCATCAAGGCATTACTTACAGTAGACGCCAGCCTTGCGCCGTCTGTCCCATCCAGCCGGCACCACGCTAATGTACCGCCCACCTCTGAGCCGTGGACATAAACGCCGTTGGCTTGATACGGCGCGACATTGCTACGCACTAAGCCGATTGCCACTGAATCAGGAATAGTCACATCGGGAGACAATAGGGCAAAATCCCAGGGCAACACAGGATAACGCGGCATGATATTAATGACTTGGTTATTCGGATTGGGCACCACCATAGCACCAATATCGGCAGCCAAACCAGCTAACGCTTGGATAGGGGTTTGATGTATGTAACTGTACGCACCGGAGGGCACTACCCATGTAGCTGCAGTCCAGTTGATTGTCCAGTCGGTCGGTAATTGCAATTCAGCGAGTTGCTGGACGGTCAGGTCACTGCTTTGGGTGGCGCTGGCGGGTTGTTCGTACGGCTGGCCAAGCAGTGCGGTTAAGCCCCTTCCAGACAATGTAATGTTGCTTTTCCCGAACTCCGGCGTTTCGTGGATACGCTCCACCAGGACTTTAAAAGGGTAGCCATTAATCGTAATAATCAGCTGTACCGGCTCATCGGTGCCGATTTGTTGGACTTTGTCCAGATCGGCTTTATCGAGCAAAGTACCGTTGAACTGCCAGGCATAAGAATCAGCATCGAGACTGAGGCTGACTGACGACATCGAGATCGGGGTGGAATCCAGTAGAGTGACAGAAAGTGTATGTTGCATGATATAGGCATCCTGTGCAGGTATATGTATTGTGACATGGCCGGGCGGGTCAACCGGAGGCGGTGGCGGCGGGAATACGCCGCCTGGCTCCCACGTGCTGCTGCCGCCTGTCCAAGGTTGCATGGCGTCCTGGACGTTTGAGCGAATTTCCAATCCCATTTGTGAGGCATACTGGAAGTGGGCGCTGACTGCCGACCGTATCACACCGCGTTGCTGAGATACCTGCAGAAAGATTTCCGGCACTATGTACGGCCAAAGAAACGGGTTGTCAGGACTGTAGTCCTCGTTACTTTGCAATAGAAAATTAACACTGGGCGTGTAGCGGAACGCTAACGATGGCTCATCGTAAACCTTGTGTAGGTCGTCATGAATAGTGATGCCCATATCATGCACGGGATGACTGGAACCCTTGTAAGTAAATACCAGCTCATTAAATTCGGCGGTAGCATCTACATATAAAGGTACAGCTTGTTCGTTGTCGCCGGTCAGCGTGTAATCCTGCCGGGTTAGTGACTCCGTTGGAACTAATACGGATGTCCCTAGCGGCGTCGCTTGATCTACCTGCCCAGCAACAACCACGGGCAGTAGGTCGGTGTGCTCGTAAATAATCGACGTGGCAAGGTTTGCAGGTATCGTTTGCTCTTGAACAAAGGCCCACTGGGATGGAAAATATGCCGCTTGATCGCGTGGCGACGATATTGACAAAGGCACCCCTACCGTACTTTCCTGCCGACTGAAAGTGGTAGAGACTGTTAACCGCTCTACGTGCGGATCATAGCTACCGGCAATATTTACGCTAGCTTCATCGGTTGTGACAAAAAAAGCTCCGTGGTTGTTGATGTTCTTGGCAACGAAAGCCGCTACAGCATTTGTTGTGGTAGCGAGGTTGATGATTACCGGGTTGCTGCCAGTAAAAACAGCGACAGCCTCATCAGCTGCCGCAGATAAAATCCCCTGTAAATTAGCAGTGCCGTTGAAGTTAAAGAGCGTAGACGGCGTGTAGCCGCCTACAAGAATGAAGTTTGGCTTAAATTCGTTGCTGCCAGCAAACGCGGCAACCGCATCATCAATTTGTGCAGACAGAACGCCTTGAGGCGCATTGGTCGCGACAAAATAACCGATAGCCGCATCGGTTGTGGCTAATAAATCGGAATGGACACCAGGAATTACACCAATAAACTCTGCAATAGCTGCGTCGGTTGTAGCAGTCAGATTACCAGCCAGATTAATACTGAAATCAAAGACCGTAGACGGCGTGTAATCGCCGCCTGACAGCTCGAAATCAGAAGTGGGCGTATAAGTCATTTATGATGGGATTAAAGGGCCGTGCGTTACCGGTTGCACCAACCTTTCCACCAGCTCCCAAGCATTGGATACAGCCCCATCATTGCAAAAACCACCGGGCGTTGTCGGCCATACGGGTTCTGTTGCACCCGATGTACCGGAGGCAATGCGCTTGTAGTAGTAGGGCTTGGCAACCGGATTGGTAGGAAATACTAAGTCATCCAGGCCGTAGACGGTCTCAGGTTCCCAAATGTTGTAATTAACGCCTACTGTGACGTTACAGGCTTTGGCATCTATTGTTATATCGATAGTAAAATCATTGGTATCAGTAAACGCTTTGCTGCCGGCCAATACCCCTGTCTCCACATCGTAAGCACGGGCTATGAAGATATTGGCGGCTAGAGACTCAGAGATCAAACCAGAGATAGAGAGTAATGCCTGTCCTGGAAACGCGGCGGCAGGGAGGGTAAAGTCGGTGATGTATCGTGCGATGCCTTTGGTTATACGCAGGTCATCGACGTAACCTCTAAACGATGTTCCCGATGACTGCCCCTGATAACTAGCAATCATCAACGGCTTACTACCGTTGTACATTGTTGCCGCCGTACTCGACCATTGTTGAACGCCGTCTAAATACCCCTTGCAGGTTGAGCCCGTTTTTACAAGTGCTACGTGGTGCCAAACATTCAATGTTACGGTGGATGAGCCGGTATACGCTGTGCCAGCAGGCGATACTCCGCCGCCGTTACCCAGAAACGCCCACAGATAACCACCTGAGGTTATACCAAGAGCGTATGAGGGATAGCTAGACCCTGAAACGCCGTCTTTATCGATAATCTCCTGAGTGAACGCTATTAATGCGGTACAGTAAACCCACGCGTCTATGGTGAAATCACCTGTCGTTAGGTCCAACCCTGTCGAGTGAGGGACGGTGAGGTAATCACCAGTCCCGTCGAAATATGCCGATGCCCCTCCCCATTTGCTCTGCGCCGTGCTTATCTTAGCATCGCCATGACTGGTCACTGTTTTTAATGCAGATGAACTATCAATAAATGCCGTTGAGTTATTGTCGCCATCCATGTGTAGCAACAGCGACACATTACTGAAATGCGGATCACCTACCATTACACATTACCCTCGGTAATAGACCCCGATAGAATCTGAATAGCCCCACCCATCTGCGCGGACAACGTGTTAAATATTAACGCCGCGCCGCTGCCCTCGATGCCGCAGGACATATCCAACACAAATGCGTCATCGCCATCCACGCCTCGCGCCCAGGCAATCACACCGGTCGCGTCGGCCAAGTCGTCATCGTTAATGTCATCGAATACCAGCACACCATTTGACACTGTACCGCACGGGTCCGACAGCATACAGGTGCCGATCAGCGTTTGCGTAGTGATAGCGGCGCCGGTGGCTGGCCGAGGTGCGGTGTATAGCAGGATTTTTCCGGGGGTTGCGCCGGCATCGAGCGCAGCGGCAATGCATTGCGCCCGACTGTTTCTCAATGCTGTTGAAAAAGCTAATGCGCTCATAAAGGTCTCCTCTTGTTAAGCATTGATGTCGCCCCTGAACTCCAGGGCGAAGGTATAATCATCGTCCGTAGCCTCGCCTTGAGCGATAGCCTGGATCACCCAGGTCGGCACATTGGATGAATAGGTGTTAAAGCGCATCACGTTGCCGGATGCCCAGCCTGTGCCCCAGCCCGCCGCAGGAATACTGAAGTAAGGCTGCCCGGTATTGGGATTAATCGGCGCTGTGAGAGTTGCAATCGAGCCGGCGGAAATAATCTGCCCGATATGCTCGCCGGTTAGCGTAAACGCCGAGGCCGACGTAAATACCACCACCCAGCGCTCCTGGATGGCCGAGGCGTTATCGACCAGAATGGGGTACTGCGTATTGTTGTACTGAGCCGCTATGCTGTTGCCGACCCGCGCATCGGACCACACCCCGGTCCAGGTTTGCTGGGTAAACGGCACCGAGGTCCGTGCATAGAGAGTGCCGTACACAATAGCGTTTGATACCAAAGTTCCCGACAACGGAAAGTTATGAGTGATCGGCTTGGATAGCGATAGAGTGCCGGTAATCTGTACATCGCTTAATACGGCCATGTCTTCAATGCGGTCGACAATAGTCAACGGTTGCGAGACGCCATTCAAATCGCCGAATGTGATAGCACCTGTATCCAGATCAGCGAGATATTTAGCGGCCGCAAGAGGGTTGCCCGCCGCATCTTTAACAGTGAGCTTAGCGAGTCTTACCCGATCGGCACCCAGATTGATGGCTTGTCCGCTGGTAAACGTGCCGACGGTAGTTTGATCGTTAAGAATGACCACAACGTCACCGGGAGCGTAAACCGGAACCCGTCCGTCTGAAGGCAAACGCACCGGGTCCAGGCCGAGAATCGCCGAAGAAAGCGGCAAATAGGTGTAAGCCACAGTACTGTACAAAATGGTATCCGCGTAGACAAAACGGGGTTTAAAAATGTGGCCTTCGACAACTGCGTCCGGATCGAACCACGGCTCGGCTTCGTGGCCCGCCGCCGCCACCCGTTGACCGAAACGCACTCGCCAGACGCCGGTTTCGTATTCGATGAATCCATCAATATCGCCGGCAATAATGTCGCCATTGCTCGCCGCCGTTGCCGATATTTGTCCGCCGCCGTCTGCAGGCGTTGCCCTGATCTGGAAAACGCCAACCTTGACCGGCGCCGCCGGTGTACGCCCGATCGCAAACTCAATCGGCTGGAAATTCATTGTAGTCAGTAACGATTGCAAGGTTATGTCGGCCGATGCCAGTGGCGCCCAGGCGGTCACAATGCAATCTCCGGTGCTGTAGTCTATCGTACCGGCATAAGTGCCCGCGCCGGTGACAGCATCAATATCGTAATAGAGCTGACCGTTACGATCCACGTACGTACGTGGACCCAACGCAAAGCGCACTGAACCTGCCACAATGGCTTCGGCATAGCCTGGTGTTAAATCCAGTTTGATAGTTGATAATGTTAACGTTTCATTAGCCGTTGACCCCGCCGACGCCGTCCTGTAGATAACGCTGAAAGCAGACGGGACTGAGGTCTGTACGCTGGCATCACTGTAGCCGGTAATAGTGTTATACAGGCCTTCGGCCATACTACCGACAACCGGCGTATGGCCACTCCTAAACCAATTAGCGGCTTTATAGGTGACGCTACTGGTCGGGTCAAAAGTCAATGTACCGGCTGTGTAGTCGATCGACGATGACCGCCCACCCCGCAAAACCCCGGCACCATCGTCGGCATCCTGCTGTTGAAGTGTACCGGATGACACCGGCACGGTGTACTGAGGATCGGCGGCCCAAGGCGCCGACCAGGTGATCTTCAATGATCCTGGAATGATATTGGTATCGCCCAGATCTAAGGTGATCATATTTCCGGACACATTAAATTCGCTTAGCGTTTTGCTGATTGCAGCGCCGTGATTGTAAGCAACGGTAAAGTCAGTCCCGCCCAAGGGTAATGCCGCCGGGCTAAATTCAAGCAGTCCGGTCGTTAAATTAAGCTGCCCGGTAGCATCTCCGGAAACTACACCGGCCGCATTAACCGATGCCGTCCGTGCATCGCCGTCATCCCAATCGATTGTCAACGTTGAGGCATCGAAACCGGCCTGGCCAAGAGGATGAGTCACTTTCACCTTCCCGGGCGTAATAGCCGAGCGATTAAAGAAATCGGCCGCTTGTCCCCAAGCAAAAATGATATCGCTATCCGCATCCGGCAGCGCCCCAGTGGTCAACGTGACTGAGCCGGTCACGTAATTAAGGCTACCCGAGCCGATACCGACTTCTTCAGCGATCAAACCGCCGTTGCTGTTGTCGTGTAATTCATACCAGGTATTTAAGGCACGATAACTGACTGACAATGCACCCGGTTTAGGGGCCGGGTTGAGGTTGATCGTCCACACGTAGCCCCGATTTGCAGCGGTGACGCGGATAGATGTCGTATCAGCTACGCGGATAGGGGCAGCAGCCGGGCGGAACGTGCAAGATAAAGCGGAACTCGGTGCCGGGTTTGCAGGGAATTTAAATTTAAGTTCTCCGGTGGCATAAATAACAGTGCCGTACGCAATACCGTTATACATCAATGATCCGGCAATATCAGTTAAGGTGCCTACAGCCACCATTACAATTCTGAGCGTACCCGGAGTAATAGGGCTACCGAGATAACGGGAAAATATCAAAACAGACGTACTACCGGAATTAGCCACATTAATGGTGACATCGGCACTACTGCTCTCAATTAAAGGGATAGCGTTACCTCCGGCGCCAATATCGATTAGCGGCAGTTCCGATTGCGAAGACGGCACCACTTGCGAATAGACCGAATCGGTCTTAATCGTTAACGACCCCGATGCCGCCGGTATCGCTAATGGCCTCGCGCTGTAATACCGAGCCGCATTAGCCACTACGGTCTTGTAAATCACCGCGGCCGGGGACGTGGGGTCCGCTTTACTGATTTGTGCGCCGACGAAGTCGGTAACCAGCACATCGGATATTTCAATTTCGAGGATGCGGCGCTGGAACGCCCCGGTGCCGTCGGAGAATGTTTGTACTGAATCGGTCATTTTTGTAATCTTAACCGCCTGCGATGTAGTGGCTGTCACCAAATCCAACACATCGCCGATGCCCGGCTTTGCCGCAGTCTCGCCCTGAAAAATCACAATGGCCCGGCTACCCTGGTATTGGGTAGCCCACAAAAAACCGCTATACAAAGGTCCTCGCGCACGATAATTCTCAACCCGGCTTTTGGCCGAAGGGCGGCGGTCGAAATAGTCGCCGGTGTTGAATAAATTGACGCCAATTTTACTGTCGCCCGGCAGTTTGCTGATAATGACGTGCGAGCCGAAATATCGATCGACGCTCGGCGTTTGCACGGCAGGGAATAGTTTGCGCATGTGGACAGCGCCGTAGACCCGATCCAGGGTAGAGATATCGTCGAAAATGTTATTGCTTTCGCCGTCGATAATCACCTGCCCTGTGATCGCGCCGCCGCCTTCCGGCGCGTCCGACATCGTGTCGGATTTTAATAACTTAATGTCGCCTGATAAGATTGCCATTCTTTAACCTTTTACTTAAATCTTTATGGACCGCTTACAACAACTTGAGCAAGCCGTTGTAGACCAACACAACACCCTGAAAAAACTCACGAGCGAAGTTCTATCGTTACGTGCGTTTGCCCTTGCTGTATTCGAACAACCGAACATTGACCTGGCCCGTCTGCGTGATGATTATGTAGGGCTTTGGGAACAGGCTGTGGCGCAGGTTCCGCCTGAGATGCAGGATAAACAGAACCTACAGCGTCTGCTGATTGAGCTAGAGCATGTGTTAAACCGTCCAGGTCGAGCACGCGCTCACGACGCAGACGATCAGTGCGAGTGACGAACCTGAAATTGCTATAAAAATCGTTTAGCGCGTGTATTTCCGCGAAAATGTCAGCCATTTTTAAACCTGCATGAGCTTAAGAGTTAAGGAATACCAGTCAGTGCCGGCAGGCGTCGAGTAGTCAATCACCGGCGTCGCTTCAATCGGTTGATCGCTTTCGAACACCACGCTGAATACGCGCGCATCGTTCAGCGTCAATGTCATCGTTTCGTCTGTAGCCAGTTTCGTCTGCAGCGCGGTGAGTGTAGTACGGTCGATCCAAGCGGCATCGGCTCCGCCTACCAAGGTGATCGGCCGCCCCGCCTGCTTGACGCCGGTTTCCAAAACCAAAGCCCCGGTTAACGTATAAGACTTGGTCCGCTGCACCGGGTTCCAGGCAAATTCATCCGACCAGATCAGGTCTTCGGGCAGCTCTATAGCGTCCAGCATCATACAGTCCGGGCTCCCGCATCTTTCAGCACTCTCAATAATGCCGTTGCATCCGATGGCTTAAACACGCCCTCTGATTTTGAGTTTTCCGGAGAGACAAACTGCACACGCATCGTGTTTCCGGATGCTGTCGATTGACTGGCTGAAGCAACAGGCTGAGCCGGTATAACCGGCATGGGTACACTAAACGTGTTAGCCCGCTGTTGCATGGCGGCACGGATATCGGCAAACGGTGTAACGCCGACGGACGGAGACTTTAACACCTCGCCCAAGGTTTTCCCGGCCGGCAGTGCTGCGATTTGCTTTGCGGAGGATGGTACGACTTGAGCGACACGCTTATCAATCATCTGTTTGATGCGATTTTTTATCACCTCCATATCGGCTTCAGCGCCGTTATGCTGAAACTCCTCGGTGGCCAGCCGTAACACATCAATCGCCTCATCCTTGAGCCAGGGCGCATGGGCACGCTTTAGCAAATCCTCAATTTGTGTGGTCATGGCCTTCCAGATAATGCTATCACTGCGCTGGGCCTGGCCCGATGCGACGGCCTGGATGTTGCCCGCACCAGCCGAGCCTAATCGGGCAGACGACTGGACGATATTGAATAACTGGCTATTGATCATGTCCCAATTAGGCTCATCAACCGGGCCACCCAATGCGCGGCGAATCACATCGCCGACCGGAACCCGGCCCGCGTTGACCAATGCCATAAAAGGAAGCCCCAACTTTTGTACCGCCTCCTTGCGGACAACGAATTCGCCGGGCTCCAAGAGCGCCTTAACCTTGTCGCCGCCACCGTAACCGGGCAGCAGTCCGGCCAACGGCTTATGGCCGTCTAATCGGCGCATGAAGTCACCGACCGTTCCGCCGGTAGCAAGACGCCACGGCTCGCCGGTCGGTAAGCCTGCCGGGCCGCCGGTCGCCTGTGCCGCAGGCGCATTGCCTGCGTCGGTGGCTTGTGCTGCCGGCTCCTTGCCATTTGCCTCAACCGTACGGATCGTGATGACTTTTTCCGCCGGTGCAGTCAGCGCGGCAATGGCGGATTGAGCGGCCGTTAAACTGGCACTGTCGATGCCGATCTTTAACGCATAATCCTTGTTCAGCGATTCGGTAATACCTGCGATTGTTTTTTGCGTCGCCTCCAACATATCGGCAGTTTCAGCCCATGCCTGCTTAGCGCGCTCAGCACTTTGTGTATGGGCGTTGGCCGTATCGACCAAGGTTTTCTGTTCGATCTTGAATAGCTTGTCGATACGTCCGCGGACTTCTGACTGTGCATCTCCGGAGTCCTTGACTGCGCTGGTGATGTTATCGTGCAAGCCTTTTGCCTCTATCAACCATCCCTTGATTTTTTCTTGATCGGCCTGATCCCCCTTGCGCTGTTCAGCCTCAATTTTTCGCGTGAGTTCATTAAAACGAGACTCCTCAGCATCCAGCTTTTCACGCTCGGTCATGCCCATCAACTTGACTTCAAACAAGGCTTGTTCGTGACTTTGGTTCAAGGCTTGCAATTGCTGCTTGGCTTGTTGTGCCGCCTGGTATTCCGTCGCGTAGACTTGGGACAAGCGGCCGACTTCGCCCTGGTAATAGTCGGCCAGACCGGTATAAACCGCCAACTTGTCTTGTCTTTTTTGGTTTTCTATTTCTGCAGTACGGGCAGCATTTTTAGCGGCGCCGGCCAGTTCCGCTTGATACTCTTGATCGATCAATGCCAGTTTGGCCACGCTGGCCTGTTGCTGTAATTGCAACTCAAGATCGGACGCCTCCAGCTTGGCGGCCACACGCAACGTGTCTTTTTGCGCTTCGCTGCGATTCATCGCGTCGATCGCAGCCAGGCGTTCAGCCAGCCCTTGCGCAATCGCTGCAGTTTGCGCCTTGGTGTCGGCGTCGATACTGGCGGTCAGCGCCTTGACTGCGTCCTGCACGGTTTTGAATGCTTCTTTTTGTTTGATCGCTTCGGTTTCTATAGCTTGGGTTTTAGCCTGTTCGGAAGCTGATACTTTTTGTGCGCTCTCCGCATAGACGGAATCGGCCTCGCCGATGCGCGCCCGAACGCCATCGAAATGTACGTCTATCTTCCCAAGTTCATCCCTGAATGCTTTCCAGCTCTCTAACGACAGCGGGCGAGTCATAAAATCGGCAAACGCAACAAACTTGGCGGTCATTTGCGCGACATTAGCTCCGACGTATTGAACCCACTCAAACTGCAACGCCCATTTACCAACGGTCTGACCGATCTCCCAGGCGACTAATGCGCCGACCGCTTTGTTAATCAAAGTAATAGCTTTTGCAAAGATACTCATCTGTCCGGCCGCCGCGCCTGCCGCGGTACCCGCTGCCGCTTGCTCAACAGCCAGAGCCCTGGCTGCTGCCCTTGCTGCAATCATCTCCTGAGTATATATCACCAGAGATTTAAGCTTACTGCCTGCAAACATTGCCAGCGCCACTTCACCGGCTTTGATAGAGACTTCAATAAACTGCTCAAGATGGTCGGCGATAAAGCCGATACCGTTGGCAATTTGTTCAGCGGCTGCAGAGGCTGACTTCGATTGACCGACAAAAACTAACAACCGGTTTTCCAGCTTCGTCCAGGATGCAGCCACTGTGCTCGGCATACTGTCGGCAGCCGCCTTGATCTCATCGAAACCGGACACAATGGCGTTAACCAGCTCGACATTGCCGACTTTACCGTCGGCCATCGCCTGTTTTAATGAGCCAATTCCGTCGTAGCCTAAATTCTTGGCCGCAACGTTGACCAGCATCAGGTTGGTGTCTGCCAATTGGCCGAAGTCCTCCCACTCTACAGCGTCTGTCGATATCGATTGGGTAAGCTGGGTGATGGTCGAGGCAACTTCAGCCGCGCCGGATTGTTGCGCCTTGAACGACAGGTTAACGGTTTCGGCCAACTTAGCCGCGATCTCCTGGCCGTTATTCAGGTTTTTTAGAGCCTGAGCGCCTCTGGCATACAGTTGCACAGTACCATCAAGCGCCACGCTGGTGCGCTGGGCAATATCAAACAGTTGCTGTTGTTTTCCGGCTAAATCGCCGGTCGGGCCGATGGCCTGCTTAATGCGACCGGTTAAACCGGCATATTTGTCTGACAAGCCGGTCAAGCTTTCAGCCCCTTGTTTAAGGGCGGCAATACTAAACAGGCCGATTGCCATCTGCTTGACGTGATTGATTTCCTGACCGACTCCACGGACACGGTCGCGCGCAACATCCAGGCCGCGGCTCGCCTCATCCTGGAGGCGTAGAATAATACGTGCAATTAAATCTCTAGTGGATGCCATGTTTATTTTCAAATATGTGTAGGATAGGCAACAGCGCGCCCTACTTACGATCCCACGTCAACGCGGTGATGAAAAACTGCCAACCGTAGTCAAAAACCCCGGCGTGGCCTCGCTCGATCAGGGTGATACAAGCTTTGTCGAGCGCTTCTATTACGTTTCTTGAGGGACTGGAGCCGCCACCAGTCCCAGCAGGTCTAAAAAACCGGCATTGACCTCCAGCAATGCCTCTTTTACCTCGATTAATTCGCTACCGGTTAAATCGTCCAGCGATTCACCCGGCGGCATTTGTACACAATCGTCTAACAGCTCAAGCACTTCATTGAAGCGTTTAGTAAACAGATCGATAATATCAACCTGCGCCAGCTTCTCGACTTGCTCCATCATATTGCGGGCAGTTCTGACGTGCAGCTCCTTAACGATTACCGACCGATTGTCATCCAATGGAATTAGCTTTTGCCTGCGCATTAGCTATACACCACATCCATCTCGACTTCATAAGCCGCCGTGCCTCCTACCGGCACATTGGCGATACCGGCCAGATCCAGTTTAGCGAAATCATCGGCAAGAAAATCAACGCCCGACGTGGGCGATAACACCGCCTCGAACACATTGACCACTGCTTTGGATTGGTCGGCCTGGTTGACGCCGTCAAACAAAATCCTGGCGATAATGCTGGAGTTAGTACCGCCTGCGACTTTGCTGCTGGTCATGCTGCCGTAGCTGTAGTCGAGTTTTAGCGATTGCGCGTCAGTAATGGTGCCGCCGATAATCTTGATTAATCCCAGATCAGGGTCGGTGATTTCATAATCGGTATCTAACGCGTAAGTCGGCGTACTGATCGAATGAGTCAACACCACATTACTGATTTTGCGTTTGGCTGTTTTAATGATGAGGCCTTGATAGGCGATAACGACCTCATCGGTGACGGTACCGCCGGTCACTGATACATTAGAGGTATCACCCAGGAACACCAAGGCCAGATTGTCTTTATCCAAATCGTCCAGTGAAATATTGACCTCACCAGGTT